TGTCGCTACGGGATAAGTAGAACTTGTCACGGAAGCCTCCTGAGCGCATACTGGTTGCAGCTTAGGAGGCTACCACAATGATTTGTATTAAGACCGGAGCGCACGTTCGTCTCACCAGCCACGGAGAGTGGTTGTATGGCGACGTCTTCAAGACCACCAAGGGCGACTATGTCATGCGCGTATGTGAGCGCCGACGTGAGCCGCTCATTGACGTGAAGCACTTCACCTTTCACAGCTATGACATCTGGTTCGATGAGACCAAGACGTCTGGTGAACAGAACTCAACCCTGTGCGCCGAAGGTGTCCAGGACCATGGATATGAAGGAATTCCCGTATGATTGTTTGGCAGAACGATGGACTGATGCCGCTGGAAGCAGCGACTACCTTCGGCATCAACGTGAAGCTGGGAGAGAACCCGATTGGTTTCTTCGGAACTGGCCTCAAGTATGCGATCGCCGTATGCCTTCGCCTCGGTGGCAGGTTCCAACTCTTCTTGGGCACCACCGAATATGAATTCTACGTGAAGGAGGACGACTTTCGCGGAAAGGAATTCGGCTTTATCCGGATGCGGAAGCGCAACTCTCCGCTGAAACGCTGGTCCTACCAGAAGCTGGCCTTCACGACAGAACTCGGCAAGCATTGGGAGCCATGGATGGCTGTCCGTGAACTGGAGAGCAACGTCCGCGACGAGGATGGTCACAGCTGGATCCCCGACGATGAAAGTCCTTCCGGTATGTCATGGCTGAACCAAGACTGCTATGGATCGGATGGCCGGACCGTGATCTGTGTTGAATGTCCAGAGATGGAACGAGCCTACAACGATGAAGTGATCTTCATGCCTGAGGGTCTCACTCTGCTGGCTGAGTTCGGAGGCTGTGAAGTCTACGATGCTCCATCCAACCATGTGTTCTTCCGTGGGCTTCGTGTCACTGACATGGATAAGCCAGCGATGTTCACCTACAACTTCACAAGCCGTGTCACCCTGACCGAGGACCGAACCTCCAAGTGGCCGTACTCTGATCAGATCCACGCAATGCAGGCTCTGCAATCGCTGACAGACGTGAAACTCCTGGACAAGATCATGGATGCCGAGGAGGATAGCTGCTGGGAAGTGGGTCTTCCTTGGGATACAGACTACGGTGATCAAGGCTCTACCTACGTCGCTCAGGTGGGCTATCGTTACCACTCCGGCGGGGCATTACCCAAGCGGATGAAATCCTACTACGACAGTCGGGTTGAGGAGGATACCCAAGAGAAGTTTAAGGAAGTGAAACTCTCGCAACCGATGATCGACCGCATTGTGTCTGCCCTCCGCGACACTGGTCAGCAGGATATTGATGGCCGCATCTTTGAACAACTTGGCGAATTGGAGATACCGTTTTGAGTTATCTTGAGATAGGACTATGCGTCATCATTCTTATGTTGCTTTTCTGTCCTGTGAAATATGATCCTGCCTTCTACAACATGCGGAAGCAAGCGAAGAAGCAGATCGACCGCTACACGAGGCAAGCGAAGATCGACCAGAAGAACGCCGACCATCCCGGATGCCAACTAGGGCTGATGGAATGCAGATCAACCTCATGCGGCTGCGACGAAGGCAGACCTCACCCTGCGTTCGTTCGAGAACGTGCAAAATACTTGATGGAAAAAGGAATACCTGATGACGATAGCTGATCCCTCCTCACAATACGTGCCGAAGTTCGGCTACTGGCGGCACATCAAGACCAATGCTCGCTACGAGATCCTTGCCTTCGCAGTGGAAGAGGCAACCATGATCCCCGTCGTGGTGTACCGCTGTGATGGACCTATGTCCTCCCCTACGTGGACCCGCCCTTGCAGCGAGTTCTTCGAGATTGCACGGTTCATTCAAGTTGATCCCAACCAACTGCCGACGGATGGAATGAACGACAAATAAGATTTGTCACGGTGGCCTCCTTGGGTTATACTGGTTTCACAATATTTAGGAGGCTACCATGACCGTCACGATCACTGAACCCAAACAGTTCGAGCACTTCCACGTTGCCCAAGTGAGAGGCATCTGTCGTCTGCTCCACGCTGGTATGACGCAGCGCGGGATGACCAAGCGCAAGGCCGCTGACGCCGCTGGTGCGATCACTGGCAAGAAATACAAAGTCAGCGAGTTGCATCAAGCAGCCGAGGACATCACCGCTCACTTGAAGGAGCACTACCATGTCTGAATTCACCTTTGAACTGGAATACTTCTGGATCGGTGAAGAAGGAGCAGACGATGCAAAGTCTGTTGTCTGTGAAGTAGACTTGGTTATGACCGAGCCACCTCAGCCAGACATCATGCCTTCACTCAACGATCCTGGAGAACCGGGATACCCTGCTGAGTTTGAGATCCACGAAATTCGCCTTATTGATGTACCGGAAGAGACTGAGGGCTTCGGCAAGCGCGGATCAACACTTACCCTCAATGAAACTCAATTCAGCACGTTCTTCTCGCAAGGGCAAGATGTGATGAACAACGCCTTTGAATGGGCGGCAGAACAGGAGATCGAACATGACTACCCGGACTACGATTGATTACGATAAGGAGCGGATCTGCAAGAACTCAATCCGCTACAAGAAGAAAGGCGGAGGCGCTGGTCCTGTGACTATCTACGTGCCGAACGAGATGATTGCAGACCTGAGCAATCCGCCAGACACAATCCAGATTACGATGCAGCAATTCTGGAAAAAATGATGTTGTCACCTGCTATTGGTAGGTGATAGGATCAATCAACATGGTGAACAAAGTGCATATATCCTCGGGACTACGTGTCGGTTTCTGGAACCCCTCTCCTAAGTGGGGTGATACGCCGTTCACTTGTGTTGGACACTACAACGGACCTTCCTTGGGCGATCAACTGCCCGGATGGCGGGGTGAACAAGAACTCATGGAGGGAACGCTGAAATTTCGTGTCGGTGTTCTTTTCCGCCCTGACCTTGGTGGTAAAAGACTAGAAACCATCCTGATCTTGGAGACCTACATCGAAGAGATGTTTGAGTACGAAGATTGGGAAGCAGCAACTGGATAATCAATGATTACTGAATTCGCAAACCCCTTCATTATCACTTGCGCTCTCGCTGTTCTTGGCGGGTTCTTTGGTGCGATCGGTGCCCGATTTGGATGGTATCTCGCAGGTAAGATTGTCTCCGGATAAATAGAACTGGTCTTGGCTGCGTCCTTAGCGCATACTGGTTTTACGTTATAACTAAGGAGGCTACCATGCCAAACGATTTTGGAATACCCATTACAGACGAGGTTCTACTGCAAGACTTGGCCACGGCCGAGGGATACAGTGATCCGATGGATATGATGGAAGACAACATTCACGACAGCGTTGTTCCTGGGATTTGCACTGGCTGCAAGGGGACCCAAGAGTGCGAGCCTGATGCTCGTGCCAACTGGTGCGACGAATGCGGCACGAACAGTGTCCGCTCCTGTCTTGACTTGGCGGGGATAATCTGATGTACGGTGAAGATGTAACCAACATGCTGACACGCATGGAAGCTGATCGTCAGCGCAAACGCATCCTCTGCGGTGCCGCTGTCATGGGTCATACCAACATGGGCCAGCCTGCTCCCACGCGGGAAAGGGTCCAGGAACTGATGTTCACGATGGACACTCCTCGCTGGCCTTGGTCACTGAGCAATTACGTTGAAGCGATCAGCGGTCATTTGTTCGAGAACGACGAGCATCAGGAAATCTTTATGGGCGAAGCTGAAAGCTGGCTCGAAACCTGCAAAGAGGAACCCTTCTTGGGTTCATGGCCAGATAAAGCGGCATTGTTCGCATGAACTTCATTGGGTGGGGACTCGAATACTCATTAGCTGGCATGATATGGTTCTTCATGCTGAATGGCCTCGTCTGGTGGCGTGGTCGGAAAATACCAGAAGGAGGGCAGGTCGCAATCGTTTTGTTGTCTGCTTTCCTTGGAGTAATAACGGTGGTCACCAATGCGCTTTTGTTTTAGCCTTGTTTTATTGCTGACAGCGTGTAGTGCGGAGCAGGACTTTGTTCCAACACCGCCACCAGCCTACGACTTCGATTGGCGTGTCTACAACGGCCCGTCCTACAACGAGCCTTACGTTAGGATAGATGAGAATGATTAAATGGTTTCGGAGCCGCGTTCGTTATAACAGGCCCAAGACCATAAGAGTTCTCCCATCCGGTGAGGTTCAACGTAAGTATTTGCGAAATGGTAAGACAGTCCTTTGGGAGACCGTGGATTGCTTTACCTTATCGCGCACAGAACAGCCGCGTCCATGCTCACGGGACTATAAAGCGCGGCTACTACGGACCGCTTATTAGCGGTCTGGGACGGTCGCTTGGCCTTGGCTGGTGTGGTAGCCTACGGCAAGGTCAGGTGACTGTCTGGCGGGGCGCATATGCCTCCTCCTGCGTCCCGCCTGCAAGGTTTAACACGCTACCACAAGGCAACCGGAAGGAATACTAAATGGACTTAGATGTTGGGAAGTTATTGGCGATAGCCAAGCGCGGCGATGCTATTTCAGCGCAGATGAAGATCTCGTTGCTGGAGTTCGACGCAGCCGTTCAGGCCGATGACCCAAAGAAACAGGAGGAGATCAGGGTTAAGATCCATCAGTTGACTGATGATCAGCTGGATCTCCAAGTCGATGTGAAGCACATAAAAGATGAGCACACAGAGGCCATCCTTGCGAGGATGAAGAAGCAGTTCAAATAACCCATAACCAAGGAGAGATAGATGGGCCACACACCGAACGCGACGAAAGGTCGCGAGTTGATCATTGCTGGGAACAAGGGTATCCTTACTCAGCTTTGTGAACAAGCCGACATCGCAATGGCGAAGCAGAATGCCGACCGAGATGCTTCGCTTGAGGCGATCAAAGAGCGTCACGCTGGCGAACTCAAGGCCGCGAAACGCAATCACAAACACCGCGCCAAGAAGATCAAGCGCAAGCTGGCCGAGTTCGAAGCAATGGAGCCGATGGAACTGGCTTCTCGCTTCAAACATGGTGTGCCGGAAGGCACTGTGACTGCGGATTTTATCGGGGGCTTCGTGACTTCCAAGTACAGATGATCAACAGTCTGTCTTCGGTAGATCTCGGAGCCATCGAGAAACGCATCCTCGCACAATACGCTATTCCCTCTCGCCAGATGGGCAAGTCCCTGCGCATGGCAGAGATGATGCGAGCATACGGTGCAACGGATGAGACGATCCGATTGGCTATGATCGGGGGACCAACGGTGACTGGACGCATGTCGTCGAAGAAGCCTTTCGCTGATCAAGCTGAGGAGATGATGAAGTTGCAGATCAAGCCTCGTCATACGTGGCCGTCTGCGTTCGATATCGAAACGCGGTCATAAGATAACGGGAGCGGCGGATGGTCTGCCGCTCCCTCTTGGGTTTATAACGGAGATAGAAGATGGAAAAAGTATTTGCGATGTTCGCGATGCTGGTCGTTTGTGCGATGTTTGTCGCAGGAATTGGCGGTGTCTGGTATGGATACAAGAACGTTCAGGTCTGGGGAGCAGAGATGTCCGGACGGGCGGTGTTGGCCGAGGCTGAGTACTCTCGCCAAGTGCGGGTGGAAGAAGCCCAAGCGCGAGCAGACGCAGCCGCTCTGGAAGGACAGGCTGAACTCACACGGGCAGAGTTTTCTGCGCAAGCGAACCGAGAACTGGCCGCTGGTCTCGGTGGTCCGGAAGGCTATTTGCGATACCTCTATATCCGGATGCTTGAAGAGCAAGACCAGTCTGGTCAGGTGATCTACCTGCCGACCGAAGCGGGAATGCCGATCCTGGAAGCGAACCGCCTGCCTCCAGCATAAACTTGTCGGGGCGAGATAACTAGATATTGTCTCGCCCTGCCTGCCGTGGTATTATCAGAGTATAAACCAGTAAAGGCTACCGACATGGATCTCGCAAGGCTACCAACCAACCAGACGCAGATGCCACAATTGATGGGCGCATACGACGCAGAAAAGAACCGCGTGATGTGGGCTCTCGATGGTGAGTGTATGTATCAATCAGAGTTGTTCATGGATGGAACCAACTGGTTTGTCGTCTGGAGGGTCAACGACGTAATTCACTGTCAGGCGACCCAATGGTATCACTCACGTGGAGACTTCTGCTTGCGTGTTACCGACCTGACACCCGATCAAGCCGTGGCGATGGCATCCCGTGCCGCTACAATCGCTTCGGATTATATGAACAACGATGAGAAACTGGAGAAGACATCATGAGCATGGATATCAACAAGATTAAACTGTGGGTACGTGAGGAGGGAGCGAAGGACAACCGCCGCCTGATCAGCACGATTACCTCGACGTCTAAGTTCAAGACGATGCCGTGGTTCAGCCGCCTGAACAACTGCACCGACGAGCATCTCATTAAGGCTGCGAAAGAGCAGCGCGATGGATGGAAGTTCTGTGGTCCATGGCCGAACGCTGTGTTTGAGATTGAGGCGTTCGATCATCGTGGAAATGAGGTTCCACTATGAGGGGCGTCCTGATCAATCCGTACATCAAGACGGTCGAAGAGGTGATCGTCAAGAAGAACGACATCAACTCTCTGTACCGTGCAATGACATGGCTCGGCCATACCGTCGAGATCGTACAGGTCGGCCTCGTTCTCCCTCAGGGTGACAACCTGCTGGTTGATGAAGAAGCTGCTCTCAAGCCGGGACGTCCGGTCTGGAAGCTGAATGGCGTCGCCTTCGTTGGCTGTGCTGTCTTCCTTGGGTCCGATAACGATGGCGCTACATGGTGCAGCGCGAAGATCCCACTGGTCGACGTTCAAGTCTATGCGTCTTGGACCACGATTGTCAGCACTGGCAGAGTTGATGAAGAGAGGATGCCTCACGATGTGGACTAAGTTTCCTAATATCCGCAAGGCTGCGCTCGAGATCGCCTATGATAACGGCATGATCAACAGGTTCGAACCAGAAGAGAAGTTTCTGGATGCCTGCCTTTCTGTTCTCGGAGCCGATGGTGTATACGAAACAGACTTGGAACGGTTCGAAGCCTTCTTGGGTGAACTCACCACCAAGGAAATGAATGACCTGTGCTGTGGAGAGTTCCAAGATATGGCTGTCATCGTGGATCAAGCACCGAAGAACGCAGACGGGCATTCGCTCGCTGGATTACTGGAGGACTTCTTTAATGTGGAAACTTAAATTCGCACTGACTATGTTCGCAATCGCTTGCACCTGTGTCATTGGGCCGTATCTGCTCTGGACTGACTACCAGCGCGGCGACTGGTTCCTGATGTCTGTTGATGCAGCAATCATTTGGATGTGGGCCGACTACCTCTGGCGTCGCTTCAAGGAGCAGTGCTGATGGGACTCTATGACGGAGAAGCATGGGCTGCGCTGGCTGTGAAAGCAGGCTTCATTCCGGAAGACACTGAAACCCAAGCGAGGGAAGCGTTCCGGTTCGCCGCCGAGGAAATCGCAAAGGTGAAAGCCGTATTACAGAAGTCAGCAGACCATCACGAATACTGTGGATGGGGAGACTCATGGGAACGTGAGTGTGCCGAGCCGCTCATGAAAGAGATAGCGGAGATGCTGACATGCTGACACTTCAGATTGATGAGAAGTGGGCTGTCTCGTATGACCCAAAGAGGAATGACGTGCCTGTGGACATCTTCCGCAATGGTGAGTTCCATTCCAAGTGGGGCCAGGACAATCTGGGAACAGCGTTGTTCTACTCTCTGCTGGAGAAAGAGCGCCTGCGCCGTGAACTGGAGGACCTTCGTATGTTCTGTAAGGGAATGGCCAACAATATCGAGAAGATGCTCAAATGATTAAGGATGATAGAGGCAAGGTGCCGAACTTCGTCTTTGATCAGGTGAAGATGGTGCATCAACCCACAGGTCTGGAGATAAAGTTGATCTCCGGCAGCGAGGCCAGCCTACGCCTTGCCCACAACGCCCTCAAGGTGATGGTCAGGGACCATTATAGAGGCTCTACGGACGCGCTGGATGGCGCGGCTGGCACTACCACCCACGCAACGCAACCAGAGGGGTCCTAAGATGGGTCTGAAAGCTACTATGACACCAGCAGACCAAGCATTATACGATGCTTCGCTGCTGAACGCACAACAGAAGACTATGGAACTGGCTCGCGTCTTGCAACGTGCCGCTTTCCACCGTCGTGGAGAACAAGAGTTCAAAGGTGAAATCGATCCACCTGCTCCGCTCTATATGTTTCAAGCGCAAGCGATCCATGCTTCCGAGCAATTGCGTATTGATCTAAAGGCGGTGATCCATGTGTGAGATGTGTGATCTGCGTGAAAAGGTGGAGGACGCACACCGTGAGATGGAGTTTCGCTTTGTCCAGTTCCAAGTAGAACTCAAAGCAGAGCGAGCAGACAAGGCTCAGGAGTGCGAGGACAGGATTGCAGAATTGACCGACACGATCCTTGCGACTCTGCGTAAGAGAGCAAGCATCGAGGTCCAGCTGGATGCAGGTGAAGATCTGCAGGATATCCTGAATAAGGCGTTGAACTGATGTTCCGTGATGTAAATCATAAGGCTTTGCAATGTGACTATTGCGAAGCTACGTTCGATGACAGACCTCGCCACCAAGGTAATCAATTAGAGAAAGCCAAGGAAGCTGGCTGGGAGATAACGGATAATCACAAATGTCCAGATTGTGTCAAGGGAAATAAGCCTTGAAGCTGTTCTGGACACTCATGTATGCACTGTCTCCAGGAGGGGAGTATGTCGTCCCTCTTGGGTACTATCCCTCCGCCATGGAATGTGGAAATGAATTACTCAACGAAGAGTGGGACACAAGTGGCGGGTGGTCCTTTCATTGCCACGAGACAGAGGAAAGGTCCAACCCTATGAGGCCAGTCATGCGTCCAGAGTCACTCAAAACTCCTCAAGACCAACCCTGATTTCGGAGACGCCCGTGTTGCTCGCTCTTCTTCCATTCCATATTTAACCCAAAGAGCCAGCCAATCAACACTCTCATCTGGTGCAAATTCGTGGTGGCTTCCTGCGACATCGGCATACAGTCCCCTCATATCTGCCGCATTACACGCAGCTAAATCTTCAAAAATGCTGATCGTCATTTCCGTATGCTCTTCATCTGTGTTGTCTTGGATAGCTTTCCAGTCGTTCTCCAGCCTCCAGATCCACATGCTCAGCATCCACTCCAATCCGTATTGAAGTTCCTCACGAAACTTCCATACGTAGCACATAGTCGCCTTCGGGTTCGCTTTCGTAACACCTTTCAGCTTTCTTGGGTCATAGGTCGTGGCTTGCAGTATAGTCCGCCCCATCTGCCGCTTAGTGACTTCTGGATAATGTGGAAATAAAACTTCATGCAGATCAGCCATCGGTACGAAGTTCACAAAGTCTGTTCTACACCACCAGTAGAGTATCACCTGAGCCTTCATGTTCTTCGGGTCGTACAGGTTATACGTGCTTCTTGGGTTGTCGATATGTGTGCGATAGTCCAACGGCTGACCATCTATTGAACGGGGTCGGTTGGGCAAGAATCTGTTGTAGGGATACATCGGTCTACCTCTCTAGTATTATAGTATGATCGTATCACACGTCTTAAGTGTCTGTAAAGGCTTAGTTTTCATTTGGAGATAAATACATTGGTACTATTCTTGCGGGACCAGCGCGGTTGCAGGGGTTTAGCCCAAGGAAGGGAGGATAGCTGGCTGAGGTTGGCTGAGTAGTGAAGTATAGTTCTATTTATTATTAATAGAAATAAAATAAAAGAAGTAATAACAAGGGGTTAGAGGAACTGGAGGAGGAAGGAGCTGACTCTACTGAAATACAACCGACTGGCGACTGGAAATAAGGCTTGCTTCCTTGGGCTGGGATGAGTAATATTAAACGGGAGATCTCTGAGATCTTGCCTCGCACACGCACCGATGAGAGAAACAAAATGGCCGATAACACCGAAGAAAAAGACTACGCTCAGCAGTATGACGAGAACTTCTCAATGCGAAAGCGACCCCGCTCCCTTATATCCCGAGGCTCGAAACCTGTGAAAGTGGATATATACGACGATGTCACTGGAGAATGGCGGACGGAAATAAGAATGTCTCGTATAAAGTTCGACGAGAAGGCCAAGGAGATCTTCTTGCTGGAATATGCGAAATGGGGACGGATTGGTGAAGCAGCAGCCGCAGCCGGAGTGGGGACTCTCACTGTCCGACGGCACATGGAAGAAGATGAAGACTTTGCCGAAGCCTTCTACATGCAGGAGGAAGAGTACAAAGACAAGCTGATTGGCCATCACCAGAACCTACTGTTCAATGGGACGACGAAAGAGACCTACGATCGCAATGGTGGCTTGGTCAGCAAAGAGACAATCTATCCTATCCGCCTTATCGAGCTCGAACTGAAGAAGCACGACAAGGGATACCGAGATAAACAAGAGATCGCCATCAATCACACTGGTGGAGTCTTGGTCGCACCTGCAGAGACTGCAGATATTGACGATTGGGAGAGCCGCTTCGGCGCAGCGAAGGATGTGACACCTGCTCCTCTTGGGCTCACTGACGATGACGAAGACGAAAAATCGCCGACATGATCCATCAGACGAGGTCTCCAGGAAGGACTCCAACTCCAAAAATCGCCGACACGATCAATCCGATTGGATCTCCAGGAATCTCCATCTTCTTCGTCCTCCACGTCATCTTCCTCTTCTTCCGTATGGATCATAGAGATCATTGAGATCGTGGAAATAACCCGAGATGGAAATAACTGGAAATGATGGAAATAAAGTTGTTTTTAGCGACAAATAGAACTTGTCTCGGTCCGAGCCACATGCTACTCTGAGGGCACAACTTAACACTAACCCGCGAGGCTACCACCTATGACACGTGCAATGATTGACCAACTGGTTGCAGACTACCTTGCCCGAGGCGGCAAGATTACTGTGATCCCACAGGGCCGGAGAGCGCTATGATTGGCGAATGCTGGAACTGCGAGTACAACGCCGACACCAATGAGGTGACGAAGACGTTGTTTGACGGAACGACCGAGGACCCAGAGTACTTCGCTATGGAGATGCAGGTGAACACTCTCGAGATCCGCCGCGAGGACGGTGAGATGATCCAGTTGAAGCTGGACCGCCAGACCGTGGAGCAGGGAGTGATCCTCTTCCACACGATGCTCGGCTTAAGAGAGGCGGCGAGGGAGTGATCCCTCCTCGACCGAGTGGATCTTCGTTTTCCTCTTGGGCTCCATGACCGACAATCCAAAATCGCCGACACCGATAATCCCCGACGGATTTTCGCCGACACCATCTATCCGAAGAGGAAGAAGAGAAAGAAGGCATCCGGCGGACGAAGAAGAAGACGATCGGTCTCCAGGAAAGAAGAGGATCACTCCTCTCCCTCCTTCCATCCGTGGTCCACTTCGCAACTCAGTATCCCTATGCTGGTCGGGCTATAGCTGTCCATCAGCGCGGCAATGCAATCCTCTCCGGTCATGGCGTGGTCCAAAACGTAAACCTCTGGCACGGGCGTCTCTGCGCTCCAAAGGGTCAGTAGCAATACAAATCTCACCATATCAAAAGGCCTCCACATAGCAAAGCCCAAAGGCGTCAACATAGGCTTGGCACTGCGCAACCGTGCCAGTGAAAATCACGCCTTTGGTATAGCGGTCCTTTACATAGGCGCGGTCCGGTGCAGTGGCAGGGGCAGTCTTTTTTGCAAATCGGCTAAACATTGGTCGTCTCCTTGGTTGCTGTCTGTCCTATTGTTATGCACTACAATTGTGGCAGGAATAAGGCGGATTGTACTTTTATTGGAAACACACTGTTTTTCTTAAAGTGAAAAATAATACTTTACATATGCCGCGCTCGGTCCTAAGTTAAGGGTAGGCCAAGCAACAACGCAAGGCCACCAACCGAAAGGCTACCACAATGACCAAAGCTAACACACAAGCCCGCACCGCAACCAAGCGCACCGCACCAGCCGCAACAGCCGCCACAGGTAGCGGCACAGTGGCCACCACCAAGGCCGCGCAAGGCACCAAGGCCGCGCAAGCCAAGGCACCACAAGCGCCCCTGTTTACGGCTGGCACCATGCCACCCGTGCGCCCCGGAACGCACCGTGCATACGCGCAAGAGGTAGCGCGTGGGCTGGCCAAGGCGAACCCCAAAGGCTTTACGCTGGCCGAGTTCAAGGCCGCACTGGTGGC